AATTCTTCTCTGAAGACTGACGAGGAATATTACCAGGAGTTGGAGAGCCTCGCCGGTGATCTGGATGTGGAATATGTGGTCGTCGACCCGTCCGCCGCCAGCTTCATTGAAACGATCCGCCGGCACGGCCGCTTCTCTGTTCGTAAAGCGAAGAACGACGTGCTTAGCGGTATCCGGCTGGTCTCCGTCCTTCTGAGAGCCCGCAGGCTGCTTTTCCACGAGAGCTGCGCCGACAGCATCCGGGAGTTCAGCCTTTATGCGTGGGATGCCAAGGAGGGCAAAGCCGAGGTCGATAAGCCTCTGAAGATCAACGACCACGCAATGGACGACATTCGTTACTTCTGCAGCACGGTGCTGCGCCGAGAGCTGCGGCACATTCCGGAGATGAAAGGACTACCAACAGATGATTCGTAGATTTAAGAATTGGCTCTGGACGACCTTCCTACCGGTATGGGCGAAAGAGTCCCTGCTGAAGGAAAACCAGATGCTTCATGAAAAGAACAAGGCGCTGCAGGACGAGCTTGACCGGCTCCACGCTTATGTGGAAGGGCTGGAGGCTGGAGTCCGTTCTCATCGTCGCATTATTATCAACAATGGAGGCGCAGTAAAATGAGTTTGATCAACGCGCTCGTCAACCGAACCGCCTACAGCTACGAGGACGCCTTCAAAGCGAAGGACTGCACTACGCAGCCTATGCGGTTCGCCATCGACGACTGGTTCCAGCTGTACTTTCAGCGGGAGCCCACTAAGGATGAGGACCCTTGCCAGCGTATTCCTTATACTGTGGTGAATAAAATCACCAAAACCGTGTTCGGCGAGTATCAGGCCAGCAGCACGGACAGCTTTGCTGAGCGGATCCTGGAGGCGCTGGACATCAAGAAACAGGAGGCCATGCAGATGGCACTGGTTGGCGGCAGCTGCCTCCTGAAGCCGGTACCTCTGCCCCGTGGCTGGCGCTGGCATGTGGTCAGCCGCGCAAATCTCTGCGTGTTCGGCCGAGATGCTGATGGCCGGTATTCCGACATCGGCACTATCGAAGTCACTACTCGCGGTGCGAACTACTACACCTTCCTGGAGCGGCGTACCGTGGACCCTAACGGGTATCTGACCATCACCAATCAGCTGTATAAATCCACTTCCGCTGCCAGCCTCGGCTCGCTCTGCAGTCTGCAGGAGCTGCCGCAGTATGCTGAATATCCCCCGACCTATACCTTTGCCGTGCCGTTCCACTCTGTCGGCCTGGTGGAGCTGCGGACGCCCATGGTCAACTGTGTGGATGGCAGCGCAGACGCCGTGTCCGTGTATGCTGCGGCGGTCGGCCTGATCCACAACATCAACCGGAACGAGGCACAGATCGACGGGGAGTTCTCCCGTGGCGAGAGCCGCATCATTACCAGCTCCGATATGATGACCCGCGATCCAGAGACCGGCAAGCGCCGCTTTACCGATCATATCTTTGTGGGTCTGGATGATGACATCGACAATGTTGGCGTCACCATCTTCTCTCCGGAGCTGAGAGAGCAGTCTTTCCTCGCCCGCAAGCAGGAATATCTGCGGAATGTGGAAAATGTCATTGGTCTGAAGCGCGGCCTGCTGTCTGAGGTAGAGGCCGCAGAGCGCACGGCCACGGAGATCACCTCCAGCGCCGGCGACTATAACCTGACCATCATCGACTTCCAGAAGATGTGGGAAGATGCCGTGAAGGAGGCCGTCAGACTGTGCGGCATTCTGGGCCCTCTGTACAAAGTCTCCGAGGCCCACGAAGTCAGCGAAGACAGCGTATCCATTGACTGGGGCAACGGTATTCTGTTTGATGAAGATAAGACTTGGGACGATTACAAGGCCATGGTGGCCGCGGGCCTCCTGAAGCCGGAGATCGCACTGGGCTGGCGCTTCGGTATGCCCACCGAGACCCCGGAGGACCTGGCGAATATCCGCGAGAAGTATATGCCCGAGATGGAGAAGCTGACGGAGGAGGATGAGTAATGCTGACGCCGGAACAGATCGCCGCTTTGCGTGACTGGGCCGGCCACATTGCTGACCCGATCAACGACTTCCTGCTGGAGGACATCGCCCGCCGGATCGCCAAGGCCGGTCAGTTGACAAGTTCTGCATCCTACCAAATCTGGAGAGCGCAGGAACTCGGTCTAAGCCAGAGGGAGATCAAGAAGCGGCTGAGGGAGCTGCTGAAGGTATCCAACAAGGAGCTGAAGAAGCTGCTCACTCAGTCTGCGCAGGTCGGGTATGACTTCGATCTGAAGAGGCTCCCTCATGCCGGCGCGGTGCCCTTCGCCCAAAACGAGAGTCTGCAGGAAATCGTCCGCTCGGCGGTCGCTCTGGCGGAGGAATCCCTGCAGAACATTACCCAGACCATCGGTATGGTAGATCCTTACGGCAAGGCGCTCCCCCTGCAGGACGCCTATCGGAGCTGTATGGACTATGCTTTTAAGCAGGTTATCACCGGTGCGGCCGACCAGAACACCGCCATCCGCAGGGCCACGAAGAACCTCGCGGATAAAGGCGTCCGGCATATCGACTATGAAAGCGGAGTGCATACTTCGCTGGAAGCTGCTACCCGGCGTAATATCATGGGCGGCCTCGGTCTGATGCAGGAGCAGATCACCGCGGCCGCCCATGACGAGATGGGCTGCGATGGTTGGGAGATCTCGCTGCGGGAGTTTTTCGACAGTCCGCTCTTTGACGGGCTGGAACAGGAAATCCGGTAACGGAGCGAAAAAACAGCGAATTTTAGGATTTCGGCAAAACAACAGGAAATTTTGGAGTGCATTAAATCGGTAACGCTTTCGAGGGGCTATCCGCCAACGGTTCGCGAGATTGGCGTGGCCGTCGGGCTGAAATCGTCCGCTTCCGTGCATGCACATTTAGAAACGCTGGAGAAAAACGGATACATCAGGCGGAAAAAAGTCAGAGCGCCGAAAAAGAAACCAACTGAACCGCAGTTTCTGAAAATACCTTTCAATGATAAATTCATTTATGTCGGCAAAAACAACATTCAGAATGATTACATTACCTTCAAGAAAGCCGGACGCGTTGATACCTGGTTCCATGTCAAGGATCTTCACGGTGCCCATGTCGTCATAACGACTTCCCATCCTTCTGAGGAAGAGATCCGTCTGTGTGCCCAGCTGGCAGCCTGGTACTCAAAAGCCAGAGAATCGAGTTCCATACCTGTCAACTACACACTGATAAAACGCATAAAAAAGATACCTGGTTCCAAAATGGGACTGGTATCCATGAGTGAATACAATACTATCTACATTGACATCAATGAAAAATATCTCAGGAATTTCGTGACTTTTTAAGACGGTAAAGATTTGCCAGCATGACCGTGCCGATCACCGGCACGGTCATTTGTTAATGAAAACTTAATATTGGCTTAGTTGACAGAAAAGCGGCAATGGGTTACAATTAGTTACAGCTTAAACCCAAGCAGAAAGGAACCCATAGCATGAAACTGAAACACAACTGGCTGAAAAGCGTGGCGCTGCTGCTGTCGCTGACGCTGCTTCTGGGGGCGGTGCCCGTATCCGCCCGGTCCTCCGATGAGATTCGGGAGGAGATCCGGGAACTGGAAAAGCAGGACGCCAAGCTCCAGGAGGAAATGGAGCGGCTGGAAGCCCAACTGGCGGACAACCTGGATCAGATCCAGGACATGGTGGCCCAAAAGAACACCCTGGATCAGCAGATCACCCTGATCTATCAGCAAATCGAGAATCTCAATGCCCAGATCAAGGCCTACGGACTTCTGGTGGCGGACAAGCAGGACGCCCTGGATGCCGCCCAGGCCCGACTGGATGCTTTGAACGAAAAATATAAGGAACGGATCCGGGCCATGGAGGAGGAAGGCAAGCTTTCCTACTGGGCCGTGATCTTCAAAGCCACCAGCTTTTCCGATCTTTTGGATCGGCTGAACATGGTTCGGGAAATCGCCGAGGCGGATCAGAAGCGGATGGAGGAACTGCGGCAGGCTGCCCAGGAGGTGGCGGATGCCAAGGCGGATCTGGAGACCCAGAAGCTGGTCCTGGAGGAAAACCGCAAGCTCCTGGTGGAGACCCAGGCGGAACTGGAAGCCAAGCGGGCCCAGGCAGACGAGCTGCTCCGGGAGCTGGTGGCCAGGGGCGAAGA